CTTTTCCATTCTACCTATTGGCACAAAACCACCTTCAGCTCTTAAATCCATTTCTTGTCCACCCATATCTAATAGTGGCATAGTTCTTTTTGCTACCGGCTCATCTTTCATAGAACCACCCTCAGCTTTAAATGCACCGTATAAAACACCATAAGGATCTGTATATGCTCTTGGATCTATGTTACCACCAACTGATCCCATACTTGCTAGTTGTTGTCCTTCGTCTTCCTCTTGTCCAAATAATAATGGTAATGATGATATTCCTGCTCCAAGTGCTAATTTACCCATCCCCGTTAATTTTCCACCTGCATATAATTTAGAAAGCAATCCTGCTTTACTTAATCCAAAACCACCTGCTGCTAGTAATCCTATTTTACCAATAGGACTTTTGACTATCTTCTTAACTGCTCTTTTAGCTTTCTTAACTAACTTACCTAAAAAATATTGTTGTCTACCTGCAGCATCCATGATGCCTCCACCTATCATACCACCATCTGCTACTATAGCTCTGTTAATTAAAGATGCTTCTTCTTCATCTTTCTTTTTTTGTAATTCTTCTAATCTTTTATTTTGTTCAGGGGTATTCAATCCTAATTCTTTACCTGACAACAAATTATTATATTCTCTTGTTTCAAAGGTATTTAATTTTGCTATTAAATTGTCAACAACATCCTGTGGTAAACCTTTTTCAAAATCTTCTGGCTTGTCCATTTCTTTAATATCTTTTTGAAAAGGTGTTAGTGGTATTCCAGGCACTTCTAATAAACCTAACGTATCTGGTTTTCTTTTTGGAATAATTATATCAGTTGTACCATCCTCATCATCTACAAACTCGTTATAAATATCTAAATTGTTTGGATTTTCACTAGGTTCAAATAAACCTAGACCACTAAATCTACGCATATCATAAGTTGGTTCGTCAAATCTTTTACCCAAACCAAGTCTTTGTCCAATACCTCTAATTAAATTTCCAAATAGTCCTCCACTTCCAAGAAAAGAAAGTATACCTTGATTTCTACCTTTTCTAAATGCAGTGGGATTAAATGCTTTAGCTAATGCTAATTCTTGAGGTGATATAACATTTCTACTGTCAAAAAAACCTGGGTTAACTCTTTGTCCACCGCCTGCTGCAATAAATGCTGATCTTAAAGCTTGTGCTTCATCTGAAGGTTTTCTTTGTACTCCTGGAGGTAACTCTGGACCTCCACCTGTTCCTTGGAATCCAGTAAAATCACCGCTCTCTGCAGCACTAACTTGACTACCTGCAACACCTGTATCTTTACCACTTGCATCTATCGATCCAAATGAATCATAACTAGGTATACCTTTTGGTCCTTTGTGCGGTGTACCTGGCTTCTTTTTCTTTAACATTTTAGCTTCAGCATCTGTAATATATGCAAGCTTAACTTTCGGTGCATTTGATCTAGCTTTGAATTCTTTTGGTACAGTTACAGACTCAGAGTTCTTTACAAAATTTAAAGAACCGTCTTGTTCTACAGCTCCCGCTGTTTTTAACATCTGTCTTGCTTGTTGTGCTCTTGTTATGGCCATTCTACTATCTTATTTTGTTTTTCCTAATAAATCAAGACTTGGCATTACGACATTTACATCTTGAGCCATGTCTTCTGCCTTGTAACCTTTAGCTTCCCAGTCTTTTCTTTCTTTAAAAAGCTCTCCAGTTTCCTTGTGTCTATATGTTGTTTCTACTTTTGTTGGTTTTATTACTTCCATTATGATGTTACCTCTCTTGGTTGAATTTCTAATATAGAAGCTATGACGTGCAGCTCGTTCGCGTCAGAAGCTTGTACCTTTAATATCTCACTTTCTTCCATTACAAGTGGGTTAGTTAAAAGTTCTGTTGTAGTAATTGTTGCTATGGTTTTTGTTTTAAATAAACTAAATATATTACCACTAGCGTCTACCAAAGTAACATCTATATTGCAACCTGATCCTGAGTCATTTGAAACTAATATAGATTTTACAACAGCAGCTTTGAAACTAGGCACTGTGTATAGTGTAGTTAAATCTGTTGTAGTTAGGTCTACTTTTTTATTTATAAAACTATTAGCCATTAATTTAAAAAGAAGTTTTGTGCCTCTACCTCATCTTTTAGTTCTTCTTGAAACGTAGTATTTAATTTTTCTACAATCGCATCAAGGTCTCTAACTTGTGCTTCTGCTGTACCTAAATCATATTGAGGTGAAGGTCTAGTTAATACTTGTACTATCTTTGCCATTATGCCTTTTTAACCCCTTTAATTTTACCTTTATTTTTAGTTGCATAAAAAACTTGTTCTCCACGTTTTTTACCATATTGTTTTTTCATGGACTTCATTATCTTTTTACCTTTTTTTGTTAGTGGCATTATCGTCTCCCGTCTGGTTGTATATCTAATCTAAAAGTTCCTAGTCTCCAATCTTGACTAGATCCCGTGTTTTCTACTTTTAATGCAATAGCTCTTGCTCTTGCACGTGTATCTACCTTTTGTGTAGATGAAGTTATATCAAAAGGTCCAAGTGATGAGCTTGCAGATGAGTCGTTTGGAAAGTTTCTTAATTCTAATGTAACTCTAGTGGTTCCTGTTTGTGATATAAAGTCTGGTATAAATCTTCTTATCTTCATCATAAATTCGCCATCTCCTCTAAGATCAGCAGCTCCGGTACTTTGACCTAACGCACTTCTTCTTTGACTTATATCAAAATCACCAGAAGTTATACTTGCTGCTATTGTTGTAATCGTACCATTTCTATTTTGATCTGTCCCTGTTTCGTGTTCATAGTAGCTTGTTCTACCTTCTGTGTTGCCCACAACATCAAAAGATGTGTCTGTATCTGCATCATATTCTAAAGCATGTGGTAGCCCAAAGACAGCAGAATCACGCCACATAGTTCTAGCAAGTGTACCCACAGTCCATACCGGTCTTTGTGGCGATGAATCAAAATAATTATATGTCACCATTTTATTTACAACAGAAGATCCTAATGTAGGATAAAACCAAATAACTTCACCAAACAAATTATTTAATCCTGCTGATATCATTTGATTACCAGATTCTAAATTTATATCATCGTAAACAAAATCTTCTACTAAACAAGGTAATGATTCTAGTTTACCAGCGTACCTAAAGAAACCATTCTCTGACATCCAATATGCAGAACCATCAACTTCAACACAAGCATTCTGTCCAACTAATCCACAGTTGGTTCCAACTTGTGCGAACGCAAACGTAAATGGTTGACCAACAAAACGTTGTGTGAATAATGCTGTATCAGTCCAAACATAAATTGCATCTCTACCTCTAATCGCTCCTCTGATCTGTGATCCATCGGCCAGTCTTTGTGTACCAGCTGTATTGGTTGCTGTAGGTGTATATGTGTTTATATCTTCTTGATCAGAAAATCTTACAAACATATTATCTTGAGTTGTTGGATCACCAATGGTTGTTTCTGTTCCAAAGAACACTAAGTGTCTATCAGGTGTGGATACTAACATGTGTCTTGATGCAGTTGGTGCACCAGATATAATTGTTGCTCTTGTTTCTGTAGCATTAGATAAACTAGAGTCCCAAGAAAAAACAGCACCATCATGAATTAAACAAATAGCTTTATCACCAAAATTATCTAATGACCACATCCCTGGTTCAAGGACTAAGTCTCCTGATGCAGCCTCGCCCCAAGCAACAAAGTCAGATGTGTTCGTAACTGTTGCACCATTACTATGAGCTGCTTTTGATGTTCCTCTGACTCCTCTTGTGATACCAGTTAAGTCATTACCAGAAACACCTGTGTATGATATTTCTTCTGTTCCTACTTTAATAAAGTTAGTACCTGAAGACGGAAAGTTAGCTGTGCTTGTTAACGTAATAGAAGTTCCTGATCCTCCAGTTCCAGCAGTGTCATTTAATAAAGCACCGTTTAGAGTTGTGGTAATAGCACCTGCTGCCTCACCTCCCCATGAACCTAGTCCCCAACCAAAACCTTTCGCTTGAACAGCTGGACCTACAGTATAATATTTTTGTATTCTAATCCCACCTGATGTTGTTGCACCAGAACCTGTTTCATTCGAATCCATAGTAATTGTTATAGTTGTATTAGTAGGTGCTGTTACCACCATAAATTTTCTATCATCAAAATTAGAAGCGCTAAAATTAGAATTAGTGATAGTTGTAAAACTATCCATTAATAAAATATCTCCTGGAACCATGTTATGTGCGCTAGAAAAAGTTATTGTTATTGTTGGTGATCCGTTGGTCGTAGTAAATGCATTAGTAAGTGTAGTTGTAGTTTGAATAGGATGTATGTCATAAAATACACCTCCTGAAAATGCATACAATATTCTGTTAGTTCCTATAATTGCATATTTTCTACTTAAACTATTAACAAAATGATGAAGACCTCTTCCTGCTCCAGTTAATTCATTTTCGTTTAAAGTGCCTAATTGATTCCAACCACCTATTTTTTCAGGTATTTGATATCTAAACCTAACATTATCACAATCCACCCACTGACCTTCTGCTCCTGTGGGAGTAATTTGTTTATTTATACCTGGCTGAAATCCTATTTTTTGTAGCATAGTAAAAGCTTTTATATCAATATTATATTGATTATACTATATAAATATCAAAACGCAAACAGGCTAAAAATAGTTAAAATTAATATTTATCCTAGATTTTACATTTGTAGTAGAAGTGCTGCTGTGAGAAAGATGTGGTTCAAAGAGCAATAATCTATTTTCTACAGAATCTATTTCTTTGTTTTTATTTAACATAGTTTTTCCATCGTTTGTGTTTACATAAAATATAGCTCCTTTATGTTTATAAATATAATCAACATGTGGTTTATGAGTTTCTAATTTTTCAGTTCTTGGATAAATATTACATTTAATTCTTATCAAAGCTCTAACATTTAATTTATCTAAAATAGGTCTAATAATATTAAAAAAAGAACTTTGCCCATTTTTTTGATTAAAAAGATAATGAGTGAAATAACAATCTAAATCTTTTTCTGAGTGATTATCATTTATATTTTTTTGATAATACCATGGAAAATCTGGAGATTCTAATGTGTTTTTTATTCTTAAAAAATCTTCTTGATTTAAATAATTATCTATAACTTTAATCATTAGTATTAAAAGTCATTACACAAACAGCTCTTAACTCATCTTTTCCAATAGGAGAATTAGCTAAGTGAGGTTGTTTATTAAACATGATAATTCTTCCTTTTTTAGGACTAACTTTTTTAAATATTTTTTTACCTTTGTATATATCAGTTGTTCCTGAAGCATTATTTAAATACATGATTATTTGATAGTGAGGTTCTTCGTGATCTACATGTAATTTAGGTTTACCTTTAAAAGGCAGTGTTAAATTTATATTACCTCTTAAAAACTTCTTTGGCTCTATCTTAGATACTTTGGCAACAAATTTATAGGCGATCATTAAGAAAAAATTAGTGTAACTTGAATTAATTTCATGTGTATCTTTATTAATTAAAACATGAGAAAAGAAAGGAAGACCATCACCTATCACTTGTTCTTTATAATAAAAAACAGGAAACTGTGCATCGTATAATATTGAGTCTATTGTTTTGTTTTCTTCCTCAGTAAAAAAATTATCTAATTGATAGAATTTCATTTTAATCTAAAATTGTAAGCTAGTGTTATTCTTTTATCAGCAATCAAATGTTTCTCAACTGCATGTTCTGTATTGGATCTAAATATTAATAAGTTACCCGGCAAAGCTTCATAGTGAGCTCTATAAGCATTTTTATCATTTATTTTAACTTTAGGTTCTTGTGCTGTTTCTAAAATAGGAGATCTAAAATAAGTCTTAGCTGCTTTTTTATGACCGCTTAAAATATAAATTGCTGAAATACAATCGTTTGCATGTCTATGATATTCTTGATAATCACCTTTATTATACACGTTAAACCAAACTCCACTACAAAGTAGTTCAACTTCATATTCCATATAATGACAATATTTAACTATTTGATCATACACCCATTTATTTAAATTTAAAAACAAAGGCTCATACGTCAAATTATAGGTGGTAGAAGTATTATATGTTTCACGAGACAACCAATGCGATCCACCTGATTTAATTTTTTTCTTTTTATCTAAACAAAATTTTACTAGTTTAGTTTCTATTTTCTTATGTTCAGGATTCTTTTTAATACCTATGACTGTAGGAAACCAGTGATCAAATTGCATGGTTCTTATCTGTAGCTTGAATATTAAAATGTATGAATCTAAAAGGTTCTATACCTTTATCAAAAACAAATTCATGTGTAAGGTATGAATTAAAAAATAGTAATGTACCTGGTTTTATTTTAAAATGAACTTGTTCCGTAGAATAAGTTAATTTAGAAACATCTTTCTGTTTTAACATGTTCATTGATTTACCAGATCTTGGATCGTAAAATACAGGATAAGAAGTTTTATTAGAACATTTTAAAAAATAAAAACCAGAAATATGTCCATTCCAATGATTATGTGGAGGATGATGACCTCCACCATCTTTAGGAAATTCTTGAACCCACATTTCATTAATAAATAAATTATATAAAGACATATTATATCCTTGATCATTTAAAATATTCATAGCTGTAGTTCCTACAAATTCTGTAAATTTAATAAGTTTACTTTCTTTTGTTATTGGTTTTGAATGATGCACTAAACCTAGATCTTTATTTTTATAAAAATTTGGTTTGTTTAATTTTATGGCCTCTTTAATATATGGATCTGTAGCTTTAATAGTTTCTTTAACCCATTCAGGTTTTTCAAAAATATAGATTGGAGTTTGAAAATAATTTTCTACTTTCATTTTCTTTCAAATTCTTTAGGCAACCCTACATGTATTCTACCATCAAATAAATTAGTATTACCTTGAGTTAAAAAATTATTATAGTGTAAAAATACTTGTCCACATGTTTTACCTTTAAAAGGTTTTCTCCAATGTTCTAAATTACAACCTCTATAAACTAACATGTCTCCTACGGATAAATCTACTCTTACACCTTTATGTGCCCCTCTTTTTACTTTAGTCTCTTCTCCTTTATCAGTGTATTTTAAATTTAAAATATTATCCTCTCCTGTAGGATCAATATAGATAGGCCACATTTCACCTCCTAAATTAAGTGTGGTGGATATTTCACAACTAGGTCTATCTTTGTGTCTAAACAGGACAGCGCCTTTTTCATAAAGTCTTGCATAAGAATAAGTAGGAACTAATTTTAAACCTGTATATTTTTCCATTTTATCTTTTAATTTTAACAATAAAGTTTCCATGCAAATATCTGCATAATGTGAGTAAACGTTTGGGACTTGTGGATCGTTCCAAGTTCCCCATTCTGAATTTTTATTGTCTTTTAAATAGTTGTGGGTAAAAAATGTATCTGCCACAGATCTCTTAATTAAAAAATAATTATAACAAAAATCAGCTAGTTCTTTTGAAATAGCTTTTTTCATAACTCCATATCCTTTAGTTTTAAAACTCATTTGGTTTCCTTAAAAATGCATAACAAGATAAAATGTATCTATCTTTGTTTGTTTTTTGTCCTCTGTGTATATGTGTCCAAGAAGCAGGAAATATAATAGCTCTACCTGCTTTTGATTTTATTGTTTTACCTTCGTGGTAAAATTCTGTTCCAACATTGTGATCAGATAAATAAATTAAAATACTAAAAACTCTATATGGATAATTAGTTGTTTGCTCACAATGCCATTTATCAAAAGAATAATTTTTAGGAAAATGTTTAAATCTAATATTATCAATTGCCCATTGTTCAATTATATCAAGACCCCCATATCTTTTTATGTATTTGTTTACTATTTCTAATAATTTTTTACCCCAATCGTCAGTCATTTTGATATCGTGATAATTATAATTTAAGTATGTTTTTAAACTATCTGATGTGCAAAGTTTTTTATATTTTCTAATTAATGATTTACATTCTTTTTCTGTAAAAAAATTATCTTGTTGAATTAGATAAGGTATTTTAGACGAACGGTTTGCCATCATTCCACATCACTAAAGATTGTCTAGTGCCTTTCGTTACTGGTTTTACTCTGTGCCAAACATGCGAAGGAAAAACCACTATAGATCCTTGTGGTTTTATTTCTTTACAAGTTATTATATTATCTGATTTATCACTAAAATTTCTAAGATCAAATTCAAGATCACCTCCAACATATTTATTTTCATCTGTTAAAGAAACAATTACAGATAGTTTTCTAATTAATCCTTTTAAAGGACCTTCAGTATGAGGGTGTGGAAAAGTATCTTGATGCCAACCATAAAATTGATTTTTTTTATATTGAGTAAATTGTATAGACTCTGTTCTCTCCCATTGAAAATTCCAACCAGAATTTTGATTAGCAGTTCTTACGTATGACTGTAATAATTCAAACAACCAAGGTTCATTTAGCCATACAATATTAGAGTTTCTTGTTTTACTTAAATCTAATTTTTGTTGTTTAGTAAGTTTTTGATAAGTAATTTTTTTTGTAGAATGGCCGGTTATGGCTTTTAATTTTTTATGTCGTTTAGATAAGGAAATTATTCTTTGACACACTTTAGGTGATAACGCCTTAGTAAAATACCAATAGTAATAATTTAGTAACATCTGTATATCTTTTTAAATTAATTATACAGAGTTTGTATTTTAAATCAAGTATTATTAAGGATTAAAAATAGGTTTTGCGGTTTTGTTTTCCCACGAAAAGGTATCTGTATTCCAAATGTACTCATACCAAGTTACAACACCATCAACCTCTTCACCATTATTGCCTTTCCATCTTAAATTTTCTTCGTCCCATTCTGGATACATAGGTGTACCATTATGTTCTAAGACGTCCGGTCTAGCAATTGGTGGTTGCCAGTCAAAATTATTATCTAATATCCAAGATTCAAAAGGTTTAACTGCTATAAATAAATCAGCATTTTCATCATAAGTCATACCAGGACCTGCATATTGTTTTCTAAAGTTATGATTATATGAAGTTTGTTTCCAATTAGATTTTCTAAAAAATTTAGTGCACCATGCTTCTCCATCAGGGTGCATATCATTTTCACCTAACGGTCCGTTTGAAGTAGGCACATCATTAGCTACAACCACTACGTAAAGGACTTTATTATTTTCATCTAATCTAGCAAAGTGTGCCATAATTAAACTCTTTTTAACTCCCCACTAGCAGTGAAAGCTACAACTGTATATCCTGGAAAATTTGTTACTGATCCTGATCCTGGAGGACTTACTGAAACTGTTGGTCCTTGTGG